CTGTTATTAAAGCTTCTAAGGCTAATATAATAAATCTAGAAGTAACTGAAAAGAAACAAATAGAGGCAGCACAAAGAAACAAGGATATCCTACAGGGTATTATTAGATTCTTAACTATTCCTTTAACAGCACTTCTTTACACAGTAGATTTAATCGGTCAAGCATTAGGTCAAGATTTTGGATTAGAAGAGAAATTCTCTGGCGGATTAGCTAAACTTGTATTTGATCCCGATGAGATTAAGAAAGAAGGTGACAAGGCTATTGAAGAAGCTAAAACCGGTTTAACTAAGTTAGAGAACGAAAGAGCTGGTATGATCTTACAGCATGACGCTAAGCGTGATACTGAACAGAAAACTAGAGAGGATAAAGCAGCTACTGCTAGAGAAAAAGAGGAAGGGTTACAGAAAGCACATCTTGAAAAGATAGGCGATCTCCAAGACAAGTACGGGGAGTTAATGATTTCTAACGAAGACGCTAGAGCTTTAAAGACACTTGAGAACAAGCAGAAGAAAGAACGTAACGAACTACAGATTCTAATAGATGGTTACACTAACAAGAAAAATTTAACCTCAGCAGAAGAGAAAACCCTTTCTGTTTTAAGAAAAGAGTATGACGCTTTAGTTCTTTTACAAGCTAAAGAGACTGCAGATAAAAAAGCAGAAATAGAAACTAAAGCTGCAAAACAAAATCGAGAACTTTATCAAGCTACAATGGAAGCCCAGCAAGCAGCGTTCTATCAGGAAGAAGCTGATTTAAAGGAAAAGTATGACAAGATAGAAGCATTAGAAAGGGAAAATTATGAGAAGACTAAAAGTAGTGCAACAGAGTTAGCTAAATGGAGAGAAACCTATGCTAAATATACCTATAATGCAGAAGGAAAAGCGTTAACAGATTTAGAGGAATTAGCATTATACTATGACGGGAGAGATAAAAAAATACAAGCTAATAAAAAAGTAGCAGAAGATGATATTACAAAAAGACGATACGAATTTCTATATAAAGAAAAAGAAGTAGCTCTTAAAGCTCAGGAAGATCTAGATGTAAAAGCTGCTTATGATGCAGCTAATAAAATTTTATCTGCTCAAGAATCTACTGACAATCAGAAAAAGCAGGCTCAAGAAAAATTAGCACAAGATTTACTTAAGATAGAAATAGATGGTGCTAGAAAAAGAATAGAGATTGCAAAAGATCTTGGATTAGATACCCTTCAGTTAGAAAAAGATTTAGCTGAAAAGTTAAATGGAGTATACAAAGAAGATACAAAAAATTATGCAGAGAGTTGGTTAGAGAAAAATAAAGTTGCTTTTGAACAAATAGCAGGAGGACTTCAAGCAGCAACCGCAGCAGTAAATGCTTTGGCTGATTATCAGAAAATGAAAAATCAGGAAGGTTTAGAAGAAACTAAAGCTAAATACGATGCTGAACAAACTTTACTTGATGAACAATATCAAAATGATATTAATCAAGCAGATCTTACTGCAGAACAAAAGACAGCAATACAGGATGAATATGCAAAGTCAACTGCTGAAATAGAATACAATAGAGCATTAGATAATTATAACCGCGAGAAAGAAGGATTCGAGAACGGTAAGAAAGTTCAGTATGCACAAGCAGTTATAGGAGGTATTCAAGGTGCTATCGGGGCATTCAGTTCACTTGCACCTATACCAGTTGTTGGTCCAGTTTTAGGAGCTATTGCAGCAGCAGCCGTAGCAGTAAGTACTGCTTTCCAATTAGCAACTATTGCTAAAACAACTTATAGTGGAACCCCACCTAAAAAATCAACAGGAGGAGCAGGAGGAGCAGGTGGAGCAGGTGGATCTTCAGGATCTAAGTTTGCAGAAGGTGGTTTGCTTACCGGGCGTAAACATTCAGAAGGTGGAATACCAACATCATTTGGACAACTAGAAGGCGGAGAATATGTAGTTAATCGTTCTGCTACCGAATCATTCCTACCACTTCTTGAAAAGATAAACGGAATGGGTAAAGGTTCAGGAGCACCTAATAATCTAAGTGTAACCGGAGAACAAACAGTAGCCCAACAAACACCTATCATTAAAACTTACGTGGTAGCTTCAGATATGACTAGCCAACAAGAGGCTAATAAACGTCTGGAAGATATAGCAAGACTATAAAAAACATATTTAATAACATGGAAAAAAGAGTAATTGATTTAGAAATCATAGACGAGTTAGAAGGCTCGGGAGTAGATGCCATAGCACTAGTGGATTCACCAGCTATAGAAAAGAACTTTATGTACTTTAAAGCTGAAGAGTTTGTTGAACCTTCTGCAGGGGAATCAGAGTCAGAGTACATGTCTAGATGTGTACCCACTTTAATCGACGAGGGTAAAGATCAAGATCAAGCAGTTGCTATTTGTATCTCTACCTACCAGAATATGGCATTGGTTGACGATGTTATAATTTGCGATGAGTGTGGTCATTCTTGGGATATAGCAGATGGTGGTGACGATGTTTATATCTGTCACGAATGTGGCTATGATAACAAAATGAAATTTGCTAAAGTAAGTTTTGATTGGGACGATACACTTTCTACTGATAGAGGTAAAAAATTGTTTGAAGAGTATAAGAAACGCGGTGACCAACTTTATATCATTACAGCTAGATCAACACCAGGATCTGATATTTTCCAATATGCTAATAAAATGGGTATTCTCCCAAATAGAATATTTGCAACTGGAAGTAATAAAGCTAAAGTAGAAAAGGTAAAAGAACTTAAGATTTCTAAACACATTGACAATAATCAAAGTGTCATAGCTTCTTTATTTGGAATCGGACAGAAATTCGAAATCAATACTGGTGGACTTGCTCCTTACACAAATCAATCTGGACCGCTAAAAAGAAAAGCAGTATTAGGAGAACAGTTTGCGTCAGAAGAATATCCAACCATCGAGGAAGCAGTACAAAGATCTAATGAATTAGGACTTAAAGGAGAGATACATTCTCACGCAACAGATAATGGATTTATCTATATGCCTGGAGCATCACATGCAGATCTAGAAAAGGCGATTGCTAATAAAGAAGTATTTGCATCCGTAGATGAATTATCTGTTGGCGATGCAGTTAGTTGGAAAACAGCAGATAAGAATCCTAGAGGACGTATCACAGAGATTGTAAAAGGTGCTAAAAAAGTACCTGGTGTAGATTTCGAAATACAAGGCACTGAAGAAGATCCAGGTTACATTATCGAGATCTACGAAGAGGTAGAAGGTAAATGGGAAGCTTCAGGAAAATATGTTGGTCGTAAAGCAGACAGCATTTTAAAAAATGTGGAATTGGCTGAGGATAGAACTGTAGGAACTTACGGATTTGCTAAGATGCTATTTGCTGATGAGGATAAGAAAGAGATAGTTGCTATTGCTATGGTGCCAGATATGGAGATACCCAGAAAAGATAAAGATGGTAACATTTACTTTGTTAGATTCAGTAAAGAAGTGATCGCTAAGATCGCAGAGAAATACATGAGAGAGCAAAGATTAGCAGATACAAACATTCAGCACGTAGACACCGCCAATGCTGGAGCTTATGTGTTTGAATCTTGGATCGTAGAAACTGCTGAGGATAAAGCTAATTCGGTTTACGGACTGGATGCTCCTATCGGGGCTTGGTGTGTTAAGATGAGGGTAACTAACCTAGAGACTTGGGCTAAGGTTAAGTCAGGAGAGTTAAAAGGGTTAAGCATTCAAGGTGACTTCTTAGATAAGGACGAGTACGAAGCTTATATGAAAGATCGTAAAATGTACAGCGATCTAATTAATCTTGTTAAGACTCTTTAAGATATGTCATCCCCGTACATTTCTATATTTAGTAGCAATCGCCCAATTTTCAAAAAGTAAAAATAAATAAAAAAGTATGTTTAAAGAAAAACTAAACCAAATTAAAGTCATATTAGGACTTGAGGTTAAATTAGCATCTGACAAACTGATCGACGGAACCGCAGTAGAAGCTGAAGAGTTTGCGCCAGGCTTTCCGCTATTTGTAATAGCAGAAGATGGTACCAAATCTCCAGCGCCAATGGGAGACCACGAAACAGAATCAGGATTGCTTATCGAGGTTGATGCTGAAGGCAAAATAATCTCTTCTGAAACTAAAGCTGAAGAAGTAGCTGACGCACCAGAAGGTGAAGTTGCAGTTGCAGCAGCTGCAGAAGGTGATATGATACCTGCCTCAGAAACTCCAAAAGAAGCGGCAGCTAATCAAGCAGCAGTTGGAGAAGTAATGAAAAAGTTAGTAATGGCTTTAGAAGAAATGTCTGCTGAAATGGCAAAGATGAAAACTAAAATGTCAGAAATGGAATCTAACTACGAAAAATTCTCTAAAACTCCAGGTGCTTCTAAAGCTCCTAAAGTAACAAGAGGAGAATTTGCTTCAGACAACGATGCATTAGATGCTAGAATTGCAACAATGACTAACTTGAAGAACGAAGGCTTCTTTAAGAAATCATAATTAAACTAAAAAAAATAAAAAACAATAATCATGGGATTCAATTTAAACACCCTTAGTACCTTTAATCTAGAAGATTCAGGTATTTTAATCCAAAAGGCAGTATTAGGTGCTGACCTTATGCAATACTGTGACGTACGTCCAGGATATGCTTCTGCAACAGTTTCTGTTAACGTATTAGGAATGACTGCTGGTTTTCAAGCTGCTGCGTGCGGTTGGACTTCAGCTGGTTCTACTAACTTCACACAAATCTCTGTAGACAACTCAAAATACAGCTGGAAACAGTCACTTTGCTTGAATGAGCTTAACGACTACTGGTTGTCAACTCAATTAGACGCCAGCGCATACGGCGAAAAATTACCGTTCGAACAGCAAATCGCTGATCAAATGATCCTTGAGACTCGTAAATACGCTGAGTCTATCTTAGGAACTCAAATCATCAGTCAGTTAACTACTGCAAATGGTGCAGCAGCAGGACCTACAGGAGCTTGGACTTCTGCAAATGCTTACGATAAAGCTATCGCTACTATCGACGCACTTCCTTTGGCAGTTGCTTCAAGAGACGATTTAACTATGTTAATGTCTTACGCTACTTTCCGTTACTTACAAACTAACATCGTAGCTCTTAACTTATTCCACTACGGAACTGGTCAAACAACTGGTACTGGTTTAGGTCAATCAATCATCATCCCTGGAACTAACGTTAAGGCAATTCCAGTTGGAGGTTTAGGTTCTAGTCCAAAAGTATATTGCGGACCAGCTAAACACATGATCGTAGTATGCGGTCTAGTTGATGACACTGAAAGAATCCAAGGTTGGTGGTCACGTGATAACCAAGAGATCAGAATGATTTCTGAATTCTCAATGGGTATCGGTATCATCGCTTCTGAATTCGTTTACTCAGCTGGAGCATAAGCAGCAAAATTTACGGAGCTAGAGTAAAATCTAGCTCCTTATTAAAACACAAAAAAATAAAAAACTAAATAATATGGCTTGTAATTTAACTTCCGCAATAGCATTAGACTGTATCGACAGTATTGGTGGACTTAAAGTAGCGTATATTGGAGTAAACGTAGTAATCGCATCTACATCTTATGATGCTAACAATCAGATTACTGGTATGACCGGTACCACTGGTTCTTTCTTCGAATACGAACTTCCAAAAGATACTGCTTCTTTCACTGAAACTTTCAACATTTCTAACACAAACGGTACAGCATTCTACGATCAAGCTATCACGATCAACGTTCAAAAACTATCTGCAGAGAAGAGAAATCAATTACTTCTTTTAAGCAGAAATAGGGATATTAAAGTTATCTTCCAAGATAATAACGATAACTACTGGTTAATGGGTAAAACTCGTGGTGGTGTAATCTCTGCTGGTACTTCAGTAACAGGAGTTGCTCCTGGAGATGCTAACCAATACAGCATCACTATCAGTGCTCAAGAGCCTGATATGGCTTATGAATTGACTTCATTGTCAGCTTTACATGGTTTCACCATCGTAACAGCTTAATTCATTTAAAGCAAACATTTAAAAGGACTAGGAAACTAGTCCTTTTTTTTATGTCACATTTGTCCGTTATCATATTTAGTATTAAATACTTCTTTTAAAGGATGATCAATCTAAACCAACAGACTGGAAACGAGTTCGTAATTTACGCCAATACTATCGATAACGATGTACAGGAATTTGGCGATTACTTTCTAATTGGGTTTCAGTCAGGGTTTACCAAAGAATGGAGCTATGTTATTCCATTTGTACTAGTTAGAAACACAAGATATCTTAAGTTTCAGATCACTTTAGTACCTAATATCTCTGTTGAGGATCCATCAAATGGGGAGGTTTATCTATCTCCATCAGGAAATTGGGACTATAAAATTTGGAATACAAATTACGCTACATTAGATCCATCTATTGGTACTTTAATCGACAGTGGTCAGATGATTTTAAATGATCAAACCCCACCAGAAGTTATTTTTGAAACTTTTGTTAGTGCTAATGAGGATCTTCAGGCAGTTATATTTACCCCAGCAACTGGCGGAACTGGACCAATTATTTACGAATCCAATAACGAAAGTCTGCAATCTTACGTTTATTATACTTCTAATGGAATATGGAACAACACAAGTAACATTCCAGAAGCAGATCAGAATGAATGGGAAGAAAATGTATAAAATCTACAAAACATATTTAATAAAACATACATCTAATAATGGCTGATTTAACCGGTAAAAGAATACAAAACACTTATGGTGGAATCCTTAATGTAGGTTCACAAGGGCTTTCTGGCGTTGCCGGAGATACTTTACAAACTGTCACAGATGGTTTCGGTAATCCGATGCCTTTTCAGGTATCTGATACCACTGTAAATTTTACCGGTAACGTTACTGGAATTGCAGGACTTACTGGAGGTGGTGCTACTGGTCCTACTGGACCTGGTGGAGCTCAAGGTTTCTACGGTATTTTTTTAGATACTACCACACAGACTAATGCTAGTCCGTCCGCTGCTAATGCTTTTAGACTTAATACGACAGTTAATTCATACGGTGTTAGTATTACTGATAATTCTAAAATAAACGTAGCAGCGAGCCTTACATTCAATCTACAAGCTAACATACAATTCTATAAAACTTCACCAGGCGATGACGTTGTTCAAGTTTGGTTAAGCAAAAACGGAGTTAATGTGGTTGGATCTAATAAGCTAACAACTTTAAATGGTGCTGGAGCAATTCAAGCAGTTACGCTAACTTATCAGGTTGCAGCAAATACTGGGGATTACTACGAGGTCTATTGGAGTTCGACTGACACAACAATGCAAGCTCTGTTCCAACCAGCAGGAACGCTGCCAAATAAACCAGCAACTAGTTCGATTTCAGTTTCTGTGTTACCAGTATTTTATGTTCAACAAGGTGCTACAGGAACTAATGGATCTTCAGGAACAAGTGGAACATCTGGTACTTCAGGTACATCAGGTACTTCAGGGACCTCAGGAATCAGCGGTACATCAGGTACTAGTGGAACCTCAGGAACTAGCGGTACATCAGGAACTAGTGGAACTTCAGGTATAGACGGTACATCAGGCACTAGTGGAACTAGCGGTACTTCAGGCACTAGTGGAACCTCAGGTACTTCAGGAACCAGTGGAACTTCAGGATCTAATGGATCTTCAGGAACTTCAGGAATTAACGGTGTTACCGGACCTGCTGGACTTGGATTAACTACTAAGAACCTTTATTATTTAGATACGGATTTTGTTTATAATTCAGTAACTTTTAACTACGAACTTCCTGTTACATTTAGCATTCCGTTTAACACGGTTAACTATTCTATTGACGTTCAATATAAACAACAATCATCGGGTAAATGGTTCGATTTAACTGCTACCCCACAAATCACCTTAGAGAATAAAACTAATTCAGGATTTGATTTAGTTCTTGGTAATAGTCTTGATCCTAATGGAGCGTTTACTGAATGGTATGTTCAAGCAATAGCACTTGGAGAAACTAGTTTACCCGGTCAAGATGGGTCTTCAGGTAGTTCAGGATCTAGTGGTAGTTCTGGTAGTTCTGGTGTTAACGGAACTTCAGGAACCAGCGGCACTTCAGGAACTAGTGGAACATCAGGAACTAGTGGAACTTCAGGAACTAGTGGTACCTCAGGTATAGATGGAACCTCAGGAACTAGTGGCACTTCAGGAACTAGTGGCACTTCAGGAACTAGTGGCACTTCAGGAACTAGTGGCACTTCAGGAACAAGCGGTACTTCAGGTATTAATGGATCTTCAGGAACTAGTGGAATTAACGGAGCTACAGGAGCCACAGGTAACGGTGGTAACGGTCCACTTATGAAATCTGGTTATGCTAATCCAAATTGGGGTGCTACAGGTCCAGCAGGACAATATCAGGCAACAATAACATTTGCATCTTATGGATACACAGATTTTCCTAATGCAAATTATACACTTGCAACTTCTCTTCAATGGGCAACCGATAGGGATGAAGTTGTTGGTATTTATAGTCAATCTGCATCTGAATTTGTTGTAAGAACATCAGTTCCTTTAGGTGGAACTTTACCAGACTTTAACTGGATCGCAATGCAAACTGGTGATTTACCAGCAAACGGTAGTGCAGGAACTAGCGGAATTAATGGCTCTTCAGGTAGTTCAGGAACTTCAGGAACCAGCGGTACTTCAGGAACCAGCGGAACCTCGGGAGTTAACGGAGCTTCAAACTCGTTATTTAATTATCAGTCAAGAACAAATACTCAATCAGGAGATCCAGGAAACGGTAATATTATCTGGAATAATGTTACACAGGCATCTGCTACATCAATTAGCATTTCTGAATTAGAAACAGGTAATATTAACATCGATCTTTTCCTAAGTAATCTTGCAATTGGAAGCGTTATAACAATTCAGGATAAAGCAAACCATACTAATTATCAAACTTGGGCAATTACAAGTAAGACCGATAACACAACATATTGGACTTATGGAGTAACCTTAAATACTTCTACGCACTCTTTTGGAAATACAAATAATGTATTACTAATTTTAGTATCTACACCATCCGGTAGTTCAGGAACTAGTGGTACTTCAGGAAAAACTGGTGCTACTGGAGCTTCCCTATCAGTTACTAGTCCAGGAGCTAATAGATTAATAACATCAGACGGTACAGCAGATGGCGTGGTTGCACAATCTAATCTATATTATGATGGATTTTATCTTGGCATTACTGGTCAAGCAGTTTCTAGATATTATGATAACGGCGGGGTTTCCGCAACAGATACAATTAATTGGAATGATTCTAACGTACAAGCTTTAACTTTAAATGCAAACACAACTCTTACATTTACAAATGGTGTAGCAGGGGGGGTTTATAATCTTAAGATAGTACAGGGTGGAGCTGGTAGTTTTGTCATTACCTGGCCAGGATCAGTAGCATGGATTGGTTCAGCACCAACATTACAAACTGCACCAGGAGCAATAGATTTTATTTCATTTATTTACGATGGAACTAATTATAATGGGCTTTCTGCGATAGCAACTACAGGGGCACAGGGAGCTACTGGAGCTAATGGAACAAGCGGTACTTCAGGAACAAGCGGTGCTATTGGACCTATTGGGCCTACGGGATCTGGTGGATCTACTATTACATCTTATGGAAATAATAGATTAGTAACATCAGATGGTACGGCTACTGGATTAGTTGGAGAATCTAATTTAACCTTTGACGGTACTGTATTAGGTGTTACTGGTCAAGCAGCAACTTATATGTACCCTATCGGATCAACAGGAGATACAACAGTAATTAATTTTAATAACTCTAACATACAGTCATTAACATTAACAGCAAGCACAACAGTAACATTAAGCAATCCAGTTTCGGGAGCAGTCTACACTATAAAAGTAGTACAAGGAGGAGCTGGTGGTTATACCATAACTTGGCCAGGATCAATATCTTGGATAGGTGGAATAGCGCCTACCTTACAAACAGCAGTTTCAGGAGTAGACTTTATATCTTTAATCTATAATGGAAGTGGCTATGACGGTCTTTCCGCTTTAGCATCACAAGGACCTACAGGAGCTACTGGGCCTACAGGAGCTTACACAGTTGGTAGTTATGGAGCAGATAGATTAGTATTATCTGATGGTACTGCAACCGGAATAGAAGCTTCTGCTAATTTAACATTCCATGGAAACGTACTTGGAGTTACTGGTCAAGCAGCATCACACGCTTATTCACTAGGATCAACAGGAGGCACAGTAACTTTAAATTGGAATAATTCTAATATACAAAGACTCACTTTAACATCTTCAATAACTACATTAACTAAATCAAATCCAGTAGACGGTGGAGTTTATACGCTTCAATTAACTCAGGGAGGAACAGGGGGTTACACAGTTGCCTGGGGCTCAGATGTTAAATGGCCAGCAGGAACCGCACCAACCTTATCTACAGCAGTTGGAGCAGTAGATTTCGTAAGCTTTGTTTACGGACCAACATCATACTACGGAAACGCAAACTTAAATTTTTCATAAACCATGTTTAGTACACCGTTTACATTTTTAAATCAAGTCGGAGGAGCCCAATGGACTCCTGCTAGTTTTTCTAATCTTTATGATTGGTGGACTTCTGATTCTGGAGTTTCTATTAGTTCTGGAGCGGTAAATTCTTGGACTGGTTATAATGGAAATATTCTTTATCCTTGGAATTCTTCTTATAAAGCATCTTATTCTGTTTCAGATTCAGATTGGGGTAATAAACCTTCAATAATGTTAAACCCAACATTACAAAATTCAGATGTTGGTTATTATATAAATTTTGCATCTGCACCTTCTATAACGGATAAAACTATTATAGGAATTAGCAAATTAGTTAATAAATCAGCAGCTGATTCAGCGATTATTCAATACGGAAATTCTACTACAGGAGGTCTTAGAGCAGGAATATTTGGATTAGCAGGTTCTAATCAATATTATATTTACCAACAAATAGGACCTTCTGAACTTGCTACTGTGGGAAATACTTGGATAAATGGTAATTACCAATTTGTAAGATTCTCTTATAAAGTAACTGGGGATACAGATTTTTACATTTCTGATACAAACAATATTTCTAACTATGTAGGAACAATTCCTAGTCCTTCAAATTATCAATTTGGAAGTGGTGCTGGAATAGGATTTTATGCGAATCAATATGGTTATACTTCTAAAATGACCTTTGTAGAATACATTATAATAGACGGAATTCCTAATACTCAAGAATTAATTGATTTTGAAAATTACATAGATTCTAAATATCAGTTTTCTTAAAAGCAGGACCAACAGCATAAAAAACAAATTATGAAAGTAAAACTATTAACAACAGCAACCGGAGGAGTAGATTTCGTAAGCTTTATTTACGGGTCAACCTCTTATTACGCAAATGCAAACTTAAATTTTTCATAAACCATGTTTAGTACACCGATAACTTTTTTAAAATTTACCCCATCTGGCGGAGGAAATGATCCTGATGCACAAGCTTACATAGATGCAGTAATTGCTGCAGGGGGAACCTTAAGTGGAACAGAGGAAAGTGCTGTTAATCAACTTACATTAGATTTTAAAGCAGCAGGAATTTATACCAAGTTTGATATTTTCTTACCTATATTAGGTAATACGGCAGCTAGTTCTAAAATAAATTTAGTTGAGCCTTCTAATGCTACTTATGATTGGGATTACGTAGGAACACCAGTATTTAGTGCTACTGGAGTTCTTGGTAACGGAACAGATGCTGCTATGAGATCTATCTGGAAAATGGTAGATTTAGTAAAAGCTGATTTTGGTGATGCACACTGGGCTTCTTACCAAAAATATAATTCAGGATCTGCGTATCACTTTAATGGGGTTTTAGATACTGCTGGAGAATACAACAAATGTGGATTAGGAACTTTCTATTATCCTGGTTACGGTGGGGCATTTAACAATGACTTTGCAGGAAGTACCTTTACCGATCCTGATTTTAATGGGTTACTTTATATTGATAATAACGCAACAAATGTTAAGTCTTATATAAATAATTCATTTGATGTTAGTAGTGGGGCTGCAGGAACATATTGGAATGCTAATGCAGGTAACGCTTTATTAGGATTATACTGGCACAGTCAACCAAATCATATTTACGAATATTCTACTAATGAAGTACGTTCATTTAGTGTAGGATCGTATCTAAATGCGACAGAAAGAACAGATTATTATAATGCAATAACAACATACCAAACAACATTAGGCAGAAACGTATAATTATGAAAGTAAAACTATTAACAACAGAACAAAAAGATTCTTTAATGGGAATTTATTTTAAAGAGCATCAACTTTTTTCTCCAATAGAAGATGTTAACGGAAATTGGTGTTTAGGTTTAGAAACAGTAAGACAAACCACTAATCCAGATTTTCAATGGGTTAAGACACTTCCAGAAATTGATTTTAAAAAGAAAGTAGTAGACCTACAAGAACTACTATCTCGAATGGGTATAAACAATGTCAACTAATAACTAAAACATACTTAAGAATATGGCAGAGTACAAATTTAATACGGTAGGGCAAGACAACCAAACAAACATGGTTCCTAACCCAACAATACCACTAATCTTTAAGGTTAGAGGTTATCCTTGGGAATCTTACGGAACTGGTAACGACTACCCTTCTTTCATTACAGAACTTTATGCTAAGTCTGCTATCAACCGCAGAGCACTACAAGCTAAGATCTTGGGTGTATTTGGTGAAGGTTTAAGAACTATTGATCCTAATATGGATTACGTGCTTGGTCGTGCAAATGACGGAGACGGCGGTCCACCAGAATCTTGGAACGATGTCTTTGAAAAGATAGTTACAGATTATGAAATATACGGTGGATTTGCTTGTAATGTTATTTGGAATGCAACCGGCGATAGAATACACAGTTTCTATCACATACCATTTTCCGCTATTAGATCTGGTGAGATCGATCCTAAGACAGATAAGGTTGAAAGCTACTACTACTCTTCTAACTGGAACAACTTCAGAAAGTTTAGACCAATAGAGTACAAAGCATTTGATCCTGGATGTGCAGTTGACTACCCATGTCAAATGATGTACTTCTTTGACTATAATCCTCAATCCCAGTATTATCCTATCCCAAGCTATTCAGGCTCGTTACAGGACATTACAATCGACATAGAGGTGAGTAATTTCCACTTAAGCAATCTAGCAAATGGACTTAACCCAAGTTTGTTTATTAGCTTCAAGAACGGTACACCATCGATCGAGAACCAAAAGCAGATTTACGATTCGTTAACTGCTAACTTTGCTGGAACTTCTAACACTGGTAGATTCTTCTGTTCATTTAGCGATGGACCAGATCAAGCACCAGAGGTAACACCAATCACATCTGCTAACGATAACTACTACGTGAATCTAGAAACTAGAATCACTACACGTATCCTAACAGGTCACGGTATCACTTCGCCATTGCTATTAGGATTATACCACGAAGGTGGAAGCGGATTAGGATCTAACAAAGACGAAATCATGGTTTCTTACGAGACTTTTAAGAACACAGTACTTAGACCAGACATTAAAGCACTACTTAAACCAATGGACAAGTTAATGTTCTACCATGGATATAACACAAAGCTTTATGTTGAACCTCTTAAGCTATTCCCAGAAGGTGAAGGTGTAGTAGACAATTCAGTAGAAACAGCAGTAAAATAAAAACCAAAACATGTCACAACAAGTATTATTCGTTTCAGAGGAAAGACTAAAAGCATACACTTCACTTAACACAAACTTAAGTCCAGAAGATCTCCAGCCATACGTGTTTGATGCACAAAATATTATGATGCCACACTATCTTGGTGGTACTTATTATAATGCTCTAAGAGATCGTGTTATTGCAGGATCTATGACTGCTGCTGATGAAGACCTGCTTAACACATTCATTGGTCCTTACTTATGTAACTACGCATTCTATATGGCTTTACCTTTTGTATGGGCGAGATCATACAACAAAGGCGTAATGAAAGCAACTTCTGAATCTGGAACTAGTTTGGATCTAGACGAGTTTAAATTCTTACAGTCACAGATTAAGTCAATTGCTGAAAGCTATGCTGGTCAAATGGTTAACCACTTAATCACGCACCCACAGGAATTTCCTTTATACAACCAAGCTAGAATACGTGATGGTGAATTACCTGATCGTAGTTCACCTTTCACAGCTAATATCGTGGTACCAGGAATGGGGTACGGTAATGGTAATAGAAGACGTGCAGGATATTACGGTAGTGACTGGGGCGGACTTTATAATGGATTAGATTGCTACAACCTACCTGGTACTTAATATGAAAGAAAAGGATAACTCCACTAAAGATAAATCTATGGACATTAAGTTATCCAAAGTTTATAAATCAACCGAAGTCAATGAGGTAAAACTTAAGACTTATATAGCTACTGTTAAACCTTCTAAATCTTAATCCTTTGGTATTTGAATCTATATTCCATTGCATCTATCCAGTAGCTACTTACCCAGTAGAATTTAGAAACCATCCCACTATACCCGAGCTTGAAGCAAGTTATTGCGGAGTAGTTAGGTGTAAGGTCGATGATATGCCTGTTTATAATTACACCAAAAAAGGTACAGCACATATAGTATTTGAATGCTGGACTGGGAAAGAGCTTAGACCTTATACGAATCTTAGGTTTAAAAATCTAAATCCGTATGACACCTCTTACGAAAATATTGAGATACTAGACTTACACTGTCCGGTTAGAATAGCTAAAGAAAAGAAGTTCACAGAGAATACTGTTAAGCAAATGCTTATTAGAGAAGAAATATTCGGTCATAAAAGAGATATGGTAGACTATTTTACCCAGTTAGGAATCCCACAAAGATACATTAAGGCTTGGCAAAATGCTAGCCCACAACATAAATCGAAACAATTTAAGAGCGAATTGGTATAACCTATGTTCGTAATTTCCATATTTGTATTTTTGATTTAATGCTTTATCGGACAAACTAAGTCTAGAGTAATCTAGACTTTTTTTGTGGAATCGTGAAACCTTTATATCTACGATGATATATAACAATAAACGATACACAATGAAAAACAAACTAAGTAGGAAATTTATTCAAATAGAGAATACCAATTACTTTATAAACGAGTATGCTGAGGTTAGAAACTCAAAAACTAAAATTATACTTAAGCCGTTCCTAATTTCAAACTATCCGGCAGTTAATATCTCAGTGAATGGCAAACGCAAAACTATGTACTGTCATCATCTTATGAGTATAGTATTTCTAGATCACATTCCAAAAAGAGGTTTAATTACGGTGAACCATATAGATCAGAACAAACAAAACAATCGATTGGACAATTTAGAAGTTATAAGTCACAGACGCAATAGTGCCTTAACCTATATTAGTAGGAATCGTGAACTACCTACTGGGGTTACTACAAGTCCTATGGGTAAAAGAAAGTACAAAGCACAGATAAGTTATTTAGGAATTAATAGGTATCTCGGTTGTTATTATACTCCTGAAGAAGCTTCACAAGTTTATATTGAAGCATCGGATTGTATAATTAAAACCGGAAAACTTCCCGAGTATTATATGAATAGAAATCTTTACGATAGATTTAAAAAAGATCAATAAATATTTTTTATTCCCGTAAACAATAATTACATTTACAAATTAAAATACAAAATACGAACATGACAAAACAGGAATTTAACGAACTGCAAGTAATTAAGGAACAATTACTTGTAATGCAAAAAGCAAGCAAAATTAAGATTTACAAATTAGATAATCTTATAATAGATGGTGTGGAAAAATTCACATATCAAGAGAAAAATTTAGATGGTGATATAGTTTATAGTTTTACTGAAACTAACTTCCAAGAGTTTAAAACAAAGATTTTTCTTAATGTACTATTAAGTATTTCGGAACCTAAACAAACTAGATTATTCTAATGGCAAAAGAAAAAGACCCAGCACTATTGCTGTACACCCAGGATTTTATAACCGGTACTTTTTTTATGTCACATGAACAAAGAGGCAAGTATATTTTGCTTCTCTGTTTACAGCATCAAAAAGGGCATCTAACTACTGAACAGATGTCACAAATATTAGAAGATACAGATGTTGAGGTAGCAGGTAAATTTATACAAGACGAAGAAGGTAAATGGTTTAATCCAAGAGCTGATCGTGAAAAGTTAAAAAGAGAAGAAGGTGCTATATGGAGATCTGAAAATGGCAGAAAAGGTGGTTTAGCTAAAGCAAAGAATAAGCAAAACTCTAGCAAAGATCCTAGCAAAACATCTAGCGAAAATCTATCTCGCGCCCTTGAAGATGAAGATGAAGATGAAATAACTAATAGTAATAGTATAGAATCTAAGAGGGAGATTCCAAATCATTTATTTACACAAGAGACTCTAGTCCCAGTTCATGATAGCCTAGAAGATCTTTATAACGACTTAAATTAAAATTATGGGATACAAGATAGTTAAGTTCTATGAGCACATCATGAACGACCACAGATTAAAGAGCTTACAAGAGAAAGTTATTCTAAATCATATTTGGTCATTTCAAGTAGAAGACCGGTGCACCTTTTCATCAGATGCTCATATAGCTCTTTTAATTGCGTCTACTGAGTTTGAAACTAGACAGATAATACAATCATTGGTTAAGAGAGGTATCGTGCTGATGCGGTATCCTAAAAACTCGTCTACAAGGTATCTAGTCATAGCCACACCCGGAGAGCTAATAGAATGTGCTAGGGATAATCAAGATTTCGATATTTTTAACTACTCAGAACTATAATGCAAGAATATTCGTTAAAGGTATCAGTACATAGATCGGCATTGCAAGACGAAATGTTGCTACAGCACACCATTCGGTTTTACACAAAAAGAATGATTCACGACACAGAACTATTTAAGAAGGGTCTAGAGTTACTGCTAAAAATAGATCAGGAACTAGAATCCGGACGCCCACCAATTGAATTTGATAAAATATAATTATGGCAATACCATCAGTACAGAAAAGAAAAACGTTCTCAGATAACCAAATGCCTGTAGTTGCAGGCATCATTAAGCATTATAAATCTGTTGGGTATAAAGTAATAGATGGAAATGAAACCATCATAATCGAAGAACCTGATTCCACGTTCAGGATATTTATTTCTAGGGTATCCCATTGCCTACAGTTCTACTATCTAGGAGAACATCGGGATGCCAGGGAATTTTCCATCAGCAATCTAGATTCCGCGGACCAGATAGTGGATGAAGAGTGTAGGTATAAAGAGATGTTCGGTTAAAAAGGTAGATTTACTACTAGAGATATATAAGCCGAACATAACTTTATATCTTGAACATAACAGACTGGACCAATCAGAATTATAATAAACTGCTTCAAGCAGCTAAGAATATAAGTTACAACGACGAGTTATCAGAAGAACTACTTCACTATTCACTAGAACAGCTTCTGATCAAGCCAAACATTCTGGAAATAGTGAATTCTGGTGGATGCGAGTTTTATATCATACGCATCATGCTATCCCAGTGGAGATCCACTACCTCACCCTTTTACAAGATCTACCGCAAGAATGTATGTCAGATTGATCTAGATTCATACTTAGAGAGAAATGATGTTGCAGATGAGATTGCGCAATCTACAGAACAGATCGAACTTACAGCAAACGAAATTCAATTGGAGTTACGTAATTTGGGTTGGTACGATCAGACCCTCTTCAAGTTATACTGTGAAGGGGGTAAGACAATTTCAAGCCTGGCCAGAGAGACCAGCATACCAAGAACCTCAATCTCCCTCACCATCAATAGAGTTAAAAGACATATAAGATCTAAAATAAAACCAATAACATATGAGTAATACAATCCATTGGGGATTTGCAGAAACCCCAGCAACATTCACAACACCAGCAGACAAGTTCGAGGTAACTGTATCCAAGTTAAGAACCTCCCTGAACATTCACCCAGATCACGAAATCTCAATTTACAACCATGCAGCTAATCAATCAGTTAATAATGACGTGCCTAGTGGCGATAGCGTCAGCAACACTACTAACACTCCCGCCGTACCAGTACGTGCTAAAAAAGATGCGTCTGTGGCGTCCGCCGTTCAACTGCGCGATCTGCCTACCATTCTGGACAATGGGGATTCTGAGTCTGACGTACTTTAATTACCCGGTCCCAGAAACGATAATATTTGCTTTAGTCGCCGGCGCACTAGGAGATGAAGTAAATAAGATACAGTCAAGATTGTTCTAATGAATAGAGATGAGAAGTTCAATAGCATACCAAATGATAAGCAACCGCTATGGAAGCTTGTACTAGAGTATGTAGTAGAGAAGGATGGGATAACCAAAACCATCTGGACCACTATGGCAAATAAACAGTCTCTAATAGATCAAGGATATAAAATAGTAAAACAATGACAGCAGAGCACGAACTAGAACTAATTGAATTAGGACGCAGAATGTTCAATGGCGTCAAAGCCCACTGGACCGGAGAAGACCTAGTCCATATCTACAACATCTACAACAAGATTCACGGCACAAATGAAGTGGATACTGGTTGTGGAAGCTGTAGAAGAAACCATATAAACTCGGTCCGTAACATGTATATGGCCCTTGTAAAAACAAATCCTGTACAATAATATGTTTCAAAAAGGACAATCAGGCAATCCTAGCGGTAGACCAAAGGGTGCCAGCGACATGGACACCAGGAAGATTAGAGTAGCCTTTCACAATCTACTTGAGAACAACCTGGATAACATTTCTCTTTGGTTAGCCCAAGTGGCTGCTAAGGATCCACAGAAGGCTGTCGACCTAACACTAAAGCTTTCTGAGTTTATAATTCCTAAGTTAGCTAGACAAGAGATAGTAGGTCAGGATGGCCAAGACCTTAAAGTAAGTTTTAATTTTTCAACAGCAGAAGACGATAAGCAAAATGAGCAAGACCAAGAAAACCCACAGGGCGAGAGTAGCGAAACGGAATCAGAAGATTCAGAATGAGCAACGACAATTTCAAAACACCCTTAACCGAATGCACGAGGCTAACGAGGCTAACCAAAAGGTTAAAGAGGCTACTCTCCGTAGTAGGCCGCATGGTGTGCCTAACTTCCTTCCGTTAACCGGATCGGAGGGCTTTGATTTATATAATGACCGTGACATCTCGGTAGGTTAACTAGGGCTAATGGAGGTTAAAAGTAACTTTATACCGTACCCTAAACAACTCGAGGTGATCAATGGAGTCTTAGGTTCTGAGGCAACCCACCACACACTTGTATCTAGTAGACAATCTGGTAAGACTCTCATCTCCCTTAACCTTCTACTGTACTATGCAATCAACGTTCCTGATAGCTATAACGTTCTGGTCAGCCCAGTGTTTAGTCAGTCAAAGAAATCTTTTATGGACCTGGCTAAGTCAGCCGGTCCTAACAACCCGCTAATAGCTTCTAGTAATGCTAGTGAATTAATAATGACCTTTAAGAGTGGGTCGGTTATCCGTATGATGAGTGCGGAGTCTGGTCAGAACCTAAGGGGTTTCACCGTGTCAGGGTTGCTGGTCATGGATGAAGCAGCATTTGTGCCCGAGGATGTCTGGACAACCATACTAAGACCGACCACTCTTATTAGATGCCGTAAGGTGCTATTCATTAGTACTCCTAATGGCACCAACTGGTTTAAGAAGATCTTCGATTGGGGATTAGACCCAGACTACACAGACTGGGCTTCCTATCGGATAACCAGTTATGACAACCCTTACTTAGATCTAGAGACCTTAGAGTTAGCCCGCAAGACTCTACCAGAGAAGAGTTACCTACAGGAATACCTAGGGGTGTTCTTAGAAGGTGGTGGTAATGTGTTTGCTGGGTTCGGCCAATGCGCTACCTTAGAATCCCTACAGACCAAACCAGAAGCAGGCAAGAAGTACTACGCTGGCTTAGACCTAGCGGTGGCTAATGACTACACAGTGTTAACCGTCTTTAATGAGGATGGGGATCTCGTAGACTTCTACCGTAAGAATAAGACATCTTGGGAAGAGATCATTGGCGAGGTAACCGATAGGATAAACCACTGGAGATGTTACACGGTTGTCGAGAAGAACTCTATCGGATCTGTGGTGGCCGAGCAGTTAGCCAAAGCCTGTCCGAATCTAATAGAAGCGTTTACAACAACCAATGCTAGTAAGAAGGATATCATAGAGAGTCTGAAGTTATCGTTCGGTGACAAGCTTATACGGATCCCTAAGAAGGACGTGCTGAGCGTGATGCATATGGAGCTTGGCATCTTCGCTTACAAGATGTTGCCCTCGGGGTTAATCTCTTACTCTGCACCTTCGGGAGCAAGTGATGATATTGTCCTAAGTTTAGCCTTTGCTAACCGGGCGTTAACCCAAGGTAAGTCAAAAGGCTCCTACACAGTTTACTCTGGGGCTACAAGTAGGGTAGGTGGGGTTAGTGGACCAGAGAACATTTATAACTAAACTTTCTGCAACTATTGCCCATTACATATTTAACAACATAAACAAAATCTTTAAAGATGCCGCTAGCAAATTCAGGACCAATTAAAACCTACAAAGAGTTCATCGAGTACTTTGAATCACTATGTGCATCCCACACAGGGATCGAACAGTTTGCTGTAGGCGAACTTTCAGATATAGACGTTCAGACCAACACAAAGACCCCGGTTAAGTATCCCTTAGTATTCTTAGTGCCTCAGCAATCGCTGATGGATAGGAACGGAAGAATGGTATTAGGGTTTAGCCTAATCGTAGCAGACATTGCTAAGAACCAAGAGGATCTAAAGGTTAACACCCACAACAACACGCTAATGATTATGCAGGATCTGTTTAGTCGTATCGTGTTAACGGACTACGAGACAGTAGACATTAACCTAGAGACACCGGTTAACATAGTACCTTTTGTGGAGAGATTCAATAACAACTTAGCTGGTTGGACAGCAGAGATCAACGTGGAACTTAAGTCACCTTTCAATCTATGTGAGGCAGCATTCGAATAAGCATGGCAAACGATATAGATCTAACTTCAGCAATCAATATGGCAGCAAGACTAATCTCTGCCAATCTAAGGAGACAAGCTCCCGTAGCAACTGGTGCGCTTCAAAGATCTATTAAGGTTAGCGGTAGTTACACAGGAGACAGCATACAGTTCAGATACAACTACCTGTACTACGGTAAGTTCGTAGACAAAGGTACCGGACCTTATAGGGTTAGGGGTAAAGGTAGGACAGGACAATGGAATCCTAGCCCGGGCAAAGGGCTAGGAGGAATAAGACCTAGATTCTGGACAAGTCTAGAAGACTCGGTTAAGAAGCAAGTTAAGAAACAAGTAGCCAAAGCTATTGGCCAATACATTAGAACACAATTTAGAAAAAAAGTAATATGAGTAGACCAACATTTAAAATAGGCAAAGATTCATACGAGTTCAAAGAGATCACGTTAAAGACCTATTACAAATTACAAGACTTGTTAGCAAATCAGGATAAGGATTCTGAATACAAAATCGTAGAGTGCCTAACTGGTTGTCCAATTGAAACCTTGTTTAAACTAAAGTACAGCGCTTGGATTATGGTTTGGGAAGAAGCCCAGATGCAGATCACATCATTGGTTGGCAACGCGGCATCTATTAATCCGATCGTGGAATTTCAAGGGATTAAGTACGGGTTACCTAATGTGGACGATATGACGTTAGGAGAATTTGCTGACTTAGATCTTATTGTTGGAGATAAGAATGCAGAGAGAAGACTAGAAGACATAGCAGCGATTGTGTACAGACCTATTAAATCCCAGAAGGGTAATGTGCTGGTCTTAGAAGACTATGACACTAATGGGTTTAAATACAGAAAAGAACTATTCCTAGATCTACCAGTGTCAGCAGTAAAATCAGCTAACTCTTTTTTTTTGCAATACGCAAACTCATCTTTAAAGAGTACCCTGGACTCTTTGCTAGAGATACCAGAAGTGAAGCAGCTTCCGGAGGCAGACCAGGAGACGCTAAAAAGCTTAGCCCAGGTAGATCTTGGTGGGAACTCATCAATCGTTTGGCTGGAGAAGATCCTCTTCGATTTGCAGAGACTACGACTTTACAAGTCCGCGCCGCATTTAACTGGCTTACCTGGAAAAAAGACGAAGCTACTAAAGAAGCTTTGGCCATTCAAAAAGAAAAATCAATCAGAAGATGATAACTAATATTACATTTAAACCACACGTATACTCACCAGGATATAATCCTGTTGTCTGGAGTTTTCTATCCAATCAGAATGGTAACATAGACTTCTCTTATGTAGTTGACATCTATGTTAATGCTGCTACAGGATCTACTACGCCAACGTATACGCTTAAGCAGCGACCTAATCAGGCAGGGTATGGTATGGTGGATGTGAGTTCGATCGTGCAACCATTCATACAGTTAACAAACTATTCGGTTGAACAAGGTTGGAATAAGAACTTTAGGGATTCCTCTGATATAGCACCTGCGGTATTTATAAAGGTGGGTGAAGAGTATATTGGTGGAACCGGATCCTCTCTCACAACCTTTAATGGTCTGGGAAGTACTGGAGCACCAGCTTATTTTATGGGAAGTCTAGAACAGACTGGGTTTCCAGTATCTGTTTTGCCTGGTGCACTACCTTGGGAAGAAGCAGTTGCTTCAATGGCTGATGAAACCACCTATGGCTTCTATCAATCTTATATGATGGGTGCGACTGGTACAGCTTCTTTACCATTACCTGGTGGTAAGTTTCTTAAGAGAGATAGCAACGACATCACAGTGGGATCTGGAGATCATCACACGCTTTCATTTATAAACTGGAACTATAGATTCACACCAGGAACTTGGGGCAGACCAGTTCAGTGTATGGTTTATAATGCCTATGGAGCTACTGGAGGTTTAATACAAACTACAACTTATCAGAACTTAATTCAAAATGGCGGTGGACCTATGTCAACTCCAACCTACACAGGAGCTCAATGGAATAATTATTATTATGCTATGCTAACTTTCAGATGTGGACCTAAAGATTTAGCTATCACTAATCCTAATATCACTTATTACACAATACAAGCTTATACAAAGACTACCTCAACTGCTTCTACTACACCACAGACAATAGCCTCTGAGTTAGTAACCTTTACCATTGATACTGATTGTCAAACCCTTTATCCGGTAGTTAGGTTAAGTTGGCTTAACGATCTAGGTGGCAGGGACTACTATAACTTTAATATGTTCTATGAACTAACATCTAATTCTACTGAGCAAACTTATAGTCAGAATCCACTTAATTGGAATTCTTCAGAACCTGTTGTGACTGATCCTTCTGCTAACACCTCGCCGAACTGGATGAGAGGTGGAGCTAAGTCATTTAACAAAGTGGTTACTAGAACATTCACTATTCAGTCAGATTGGTTAACCCAAGAGTACGTAGATTTCTTAGGAGCTATTCCTGAGTCACCTTCGGTATGGGCTTACATAGGTGATGAGGTTAACCCGTACACAGTTATCGTCGAGAAAGCAGATTACACTTATAAAAATGTTAAACAAGTTAAGATGGTTCAAGGCACATTCGTTTGTAAGATTACTAAGACACAACCTAAACAAAACTATTAATGGACGCTATATCGCTATACGCACAGATACAGGATGGAACTACTGGATATTCATCTTATCGAGAAATCGATATGTATGATGATGAACCAATTAAGTTCAACAAATCCATACAGTCGATAGAAGAACCCACAGCAACAACTTCTAATTTTACTAGAACATTTCGTGTGCCTGCTAATAGCGGTAACGGTCAGTACTTCAAAGCTGTGTTTAATGTTAACAGCACTGATTTTGATGCAACCCAGAAAGCTGATGCCTACATAAATATTAATAACGCTTACTTCGTTGGAGGTAACATTAGGTTAACTGCTATCTACACTAACGGGGAAAGATCTAAAGTGGAATACGAGATTGTATTCATGGGCGAGACTTCTACATTTGCTTCTATAGTTGCTCCAAAGAACATGAGTGAGATAAACCTAAATGATCTTGGTCACAACTTTACGTACGATAACATTAAGTTATCCTGGAATGCCGGACCGGGTTCAACAGGAGGTTTGCTAAATGGTGATGTTGTTTATCCATTAGCCGAATGGGGTTATACCTATGGAGATGATAATCAACCACAACAATCCACGTTATCTGTGTATACAGGAACTACAGGAGGTTCAATGAAAGGGTTTACTAATTCAGCATACCCATTAGCGTTAAGCCAATTTAAACCTATAGTTAGGGCTAAGAAGATATGGGATGCTATTTTTGATGATGCGGGATACACTTATGAATCCCAATTTTTAGATAGCATGTTCTTTAAAAATCTGTATATGGTTTCAACTGATGTTGCAACATCTAATGCAGAATTAGTTTCTACTCCACTCGCTATTGTGGGAATTCCTAATTCAGGACCAAACACATTACCGTTTTCCCAATTCACTAAAATAGTTGCTAGCACTGAAAGTGTAGATACTACTAATTCTTATAATCCAGTAACAAGTACTTATACGGTTCCTTTTACTGGTTATTATAGCATTAAATCAAGACTACAAATGACTTTTACCCCTGGTGCTTCTCCAGGTGCCTATAAAACTTTTAGTTATGCAATGAATAAAAATGGGGTACAGATAGTTAGTAGAACTGGTTATTTAGAATCACTAGGAAATTTTACAGACACCAGATACGCAACATCTCAATATCCTATTCCTGGATTTAGTCCCGTGTATGAATTTGACTTCAGTGGTAACTACACACAAGGGGATACCTTAGAATTTTATGTGTATGTTTCCCTTTTTCAATTTACTTTTTTAATGTTTCAAACTGGATCCATAACATTTACAGGACCAGAAGTAGTTATACCTCAGGGTTTAATGCCAACCCAATATAAACAAATTGATTTTATAAAAGGAATCAATGACAGATTTAAGTTGATGTGGGAACCTGATAAAGAGAATGTAAAAAACTTTAAGATAGAACCTTGGGTTGATTGGATTAAACAAGGGGAACAATTAGACTGGACGGATAAACTTAATGAAGAACTAGACGTTACTGTAAAACCACTTTTCTATACCCAACCACGTAGAGTTATATTTAAAGACTCTGAAGAATCTGATGTGTTTAATTTCAGTTTCCAACAACAGAATAAACAGGTATTCGGTCAGCTTAACCAAGATTCTAATATAGAACTTATAACTGGAGATAGAACAATCACTTCTATATTTGCTCCAGTTCCTTTAGCACCTATTGCTGGTACAGGTGGATTCTTAATCCCGCACTTTGCTAAAGACACAGAGACGCAAAGACAACCTATGCAGGTTAAGCCTAGGTTAGTTTTCTATAATGGTATCCAACAAGTTCCTACTGGATTAAATTGGTACCTCAGAAATACCCCAGGGGCTACTGGAGCTTCTGTACAGCAAACATCATACCCCTTAATATCTCAGTTTAACATTTACCCTTTCGATCAGGCATCATACGATCTTAACTGGACTAACAATCCCCAGTTTTGGAATCCCCTGAACAACATTTATCCAGCAGCAGGTGGATCAGGTGCTACTGGATTTGCTGGTAGAACAACTAACACAACCTATGTTAAGTATTGGGAAGCTTGGTTTGATTCAACTTACAGTCCTTATTCAAGAATCATGGAAGCTACATTTGCTTTAGATTCTACTGACGTTTATAACATCAACTTTAATGACATTGTAATGGTTAAAGATAGTTGGTGGACGGTAACAAAAATAAGTGATTACGTACTAGGAACTAAGCAGAACGTAAAAGTTCAGTTAGTAAGATTAGGTAATATCGGAGTTTCTATAGGAGCCACTGGACCAACTACAATTACTGGAACTGTGTTAACAGAATTTACAAATGTTTGTTTTGGCCTTACACAATGTGATGCATATTGCTGTAGAGGTATAAATAAATTTACTGTTTATGGTAATAATAAAAGGATGTATGATTCCCAATTTATCTATGGAAATCCTTCAGGATCTATTCCAGCTCCTGCCGGTTGGTACTATGATGGTAATTACACTATGCAGGTTAATGAATTTGGTGTTCTCATAGCAATAGGAACTGGATCAGGATGTGCATGTGTACCTACATTATATGCTATTTCCGTTTGTGGTTCAGATACTTTCTGTACTGCTTGTTGCTGTACTTCTTACTCACAAACAATATACGGCGATAAACCTACATTAGCAGCTTGTACTGTACTATACGGAAACAATACTGGAACTACTACACTTATCCCAAATAGATACTACAAGAATGCAAGTGCACAATGTAGGGTAGGGGCTAATGGTATAACTATTACTTCTTTTGGCGATTGCAGTGGTTGTAACTGTGGATATAATCCTAACGGTGGAGTGTATTCTAGATCTGCTAGTGTAAACAGTGGTACTGGTGGTACAGGTCCAGTTACTTACGGAACAGCAGCATCAGCTTGTAGTAATACTGGAGGTCAATCATATGAAACTTTCTACACTAGCGATCCGGCATTCCTTGATTCTAATACATTCTATTATGATGTTAACTCAGATGTAGCTATTGGAAATTTAGGACAAGTAGGCGTAACTGGATTTGTGTCAGATGGAAAAGTTGTTAAGTACTATGTGGGAGCAACAGCATCAGGACCAACATTAGACTGTGCAGATCTTACCCCAATTGATAGAACTAATACTGTAACATTCAGAGCTATTAACCGAACCGGTTCAAACTTAACAGCATATTTCACATACTACACTTGTCCAGATCCTAGTACTTATCTTTACCTTGATCAAGCCGGTTATGCAGGTTCAAGTTGGGATGTGACACACACTATTGATTACAATGCAACTAACTTTATTGCAGTAGATTTAACAGTAGAAACCTCAGTAAATTTAATTTACCAATATTTTCAAGAAGGAGTTATTGTAGATTATCAAGAATTAATCGCAAAACCTGGGTCACCAATACTTTTCCAAGGGCAAACACCAGTAGAAAGTTATTCAACAGAAGTTTATTTCACCTTCGTTGGATAACAAAATTATATTTAAAAATAAACAACCAAAATGGCAGACGAAAATATAGACATTGAAGTAACCGGGTTTCAGAGTTTAAAATCTCAAATCAAAGAAGCTCAGGTAGAGTATCAGAAATTATTAGCTAGTGTTAACGCAACACCAGAAGCTATTAATGCTGCTGCAGCAAAGGTAGGGCAGTTAAAAGAAACATTAGCAGATGCCAATGATACTGCAAATGCTTTTACAACCCAAGGTAAATTTCAGGCAGTTACTAAATCTTTAGCAGCTGTAGCTGGAGGATTCACAGCTATTCAAGGTGCTATTAGTTTAGCTGGTGGAGACGCTAAAGATTTCGAAAAGACTTTCCAAAAGGTACAAGGGGCTATGGCTTTAACCCAAGGGTTAACTGCCTTAGCAGATATGGGAGATGCTTTCACTAACCTTAAGAAAGTAGCTGTTACTGCATTTCAAGGTATTAAAGCTGCTATTGGATCTACTGGTATTGGATTACTTGTAATTGCTCTTGGTGCTATCTACGCATACTGGGACGATATTAAAGCTGCAGTAACTGGAGTTGATGAAGAACAAAAGAAACTTAATGCTGATTCTGCTGCCAATCTTGCTATGCAAGAAAAGCAATTGTCTGCTATAAGTGCACAAGAGAATATTCTAAGACTCCAAGGTATGTCCGAGGAGGAGATTTATAAGCTTAAATTAGATCAATACGATGCTGTTATTAAAGCTTCTAAGGCTAATATAATAAATCTAGAAGTAACTGAAAAGAAACAAATAGAGGCAGCACAAAGAAACAAGGATATCCTACAGGGTATTAT